AGTAACGTAGTCACCTTGGTCGCCCATGTACTTGTGGAAGAATTCACGGCCAACTAATGGACGGATAGCCATACGATTAGTGTCAACGATTAACAATTCCTTAGCGTCAAGGTTGTTGTTAAGGACGATTTCGAATTGACCGAAGTCAGAAACGAATTGGTCTACAACTTGACCACGGATGTTTTCCGCTTGAGTAATATATAGCTTGTTGTTGTCAATCGCAGAGATTGCACGTTTTTGTTTCGCAGGAACCATGATCTTGAAGTTTCCGCCGCTAGCAAATCCGCCTTTTTCGTAGATTGCTTGAAATGAATCGTTTAATAGTGTTGCAGATACTGCGCCAGTTGCAGCGTCAGTTACGTTAGATTGGATGAATGAACGAACACCAGCCATTTGACGAACGTTTCCGCTTTCGTATGAAACACCGTTGATTAGCGCTTTTTCTAATTGAAGCGCAAGCTCAAGCTGCTTCTTTTGCTTTTCGTACTCGTAAAGATCGCTAACTCCGTACTGAGTTACCGCTTGAGCAGTTCCAGAAAGTTGGATAGTGTCATCGAAGATTTGAGTCTTGTTAGACTTTTGAGCGCGTGCTTTGTATCGTGCAGCTCTAGCGTCAGCACCCTCAACACCTTCGCTGAACTGGAATTCAACTTTCGCTTGGTCAGCGATAGCAGCCGCAGTAGTTCCGGCATAGCCACGAGTTACAGTAAGCGTGTTAGTAGATACCGCAGTTACTTTTAATAGTTCATCGCCGATTTTAATAACGTCATTAGCACGGAAGATTGATCCGTCAACAACTACTACTGAAGTAGCTACGTTAGTTTGCGCTCCGTTTACTTTTGTCTCGTCAGCAATCATTTCATCTTCATACCAAGAATGGTTAGTTTGTGTTACCGCCTCAGAGAATCCTAAAAGGTTTAAAAGTGGCGTTTGGTGCGGGTTTAATAAAAGAATCTCATCTACTACGGATACTTGTTTGCCGACTAAATCAGCGTTATAAATTTTTACCATTGGTTTGTTTCCCCCTGTGTTTTAAAGTTTTAAATTAAAAAAGACGACCGTTAGGCCATCCGAATTACTTGCTTAATTGCGCTTTAAGCGCCGCGTATGCGATCTTATCCTCGATGCTCTGCGTTCTGCGCGCCTTTTCGGCTGCATCTTTAAGCAACTGTTCGCCAGTTTTTTCCGATGTATCTTTCAGCGAATTGGTAGCTTCGCCGATTGGTTTTTGCGGCTTTTTGACTTCCGCCAAGAAGCTATAATTAGTAACAAGCGCATTCATCACGTCTTCCAAACCTTCTACGCCGTTCTCACCGATATTTACGGCCGATAAATCAGCGAGTTTGAGCGCAGCGTCGATTCGGTCCGACGGAATGTTTACGCCTGGTGCCGCCTTAATAAATGCGTTTACGATTTTCTCGCGTTGTGCTTGCGATTTTAGCTCGTCGAGTTGCTTTGCGTATTCATTTCGCTCAGCTTCGAATTTCTTCGCAATCTCTTCCGCTCGTTCTTGCGCCGATAATTCCGCAAGTCGTTTTTCTTCGAGCGCTTTTTCATACTCAGACGCTTTCGTTTTCAGGTCGTCATAGTCGGCGAACTTTTCAATTTTCTTGCGTTCGCGTGCAATCCGATCCGCTACGATTTTGTCCAGTTCCTCTTGTGTGAACGTTTTTACTTCCGGCTTATTTTCCGGTACCTCTACCGTTTCTTGCTCGTTCACTACTGCTTCGTTATTTAATTCTTCACTCATTGCGCTACCTCCGGTTAAAGTCCGTCGACTATTGTGTTTAAATCAACCGTTTCTTTTTACGTCTTAACGTTCGGACAATTGCGTTTTATTTCGTCAATTGGCGTTATTATTTTATTGTTGTATGCATACTATAAATTAAGGTAAAATTAACCTATAATATGAACGGAGGTTATTAATAATGGGCTTTTTCAAAGATGCGTTTAAACGTCGAATCAACCTCGACATCCTGTCCGGTGGTAATGACTTAAATTTATCCGGAAAAGAAATGCCGACAGGTATTCGAAACGCCGTTATGATCGATAGTGGTGAGCGTGGTAAAGTCGTTATTCAAATACCGTTTTTAACAAAGGATACATGGAAACTTGACGGAATCGAATGGGAAGAATCCGCAACTCGTAGCGCAGGCAAAGCCGCCGGTGGGGCGATACTCGGAACAATGGTCGCTGGCCCACTTGGTACGATTGCCGGCGCAGCAATTGGCGGACGGAAACGAGACCGCTCTAAAGCATTCGTTTATTTAATTAATCCGGAAACAAACGAAGAAGTGACGTTGCATATTCGCTGTGACGAAAAGAGTTACCGCGAAATCTCTTCGTTAATGTAGTTAGTTGTACCTCTCCGGAACCCTAACCGGTGAAATCGAATGTCTGCATCGTGGATGGAATATCTCTCGATTAGGTAAGTCGCCGTAGTACGGATAATCTCCCGGTGCTTCGGCGACTAACTTAACGGTTTTACCTTCCCAATTCCGGCACAAGTCTTTTGCGCCATGGCTCGATATGACTCCGTAATACGCTTCACGTTGGACCGCCTCGTTAATTGTTGCCTCGGTAGTTATTCGCATCATTTTTGTGCGCGTCACCATATCCACATAAACCTCCGGACGCCACCTGCGCCCACTTGCGTCAATGATTCCGGTATTTACTGCGTCACCTAGCTTTGCACGTAAGCCACTAAGTGTGTCTGCGTTCATGGTCCGCCTGCCATTAATCCCCTGCGCTAAATTCTGTCGCATAGACTCCGAAACAACCTGTCGCACCGTCGCCCGAACTTTCCGGTCAATATTTTGCGTAACGGCGAGCAGGTCGGCTTGCGTGTCGGCAATAACCGCTTTCACTAGCTCGGCGTTAACTCTATTAAACTTAACGATTTGCTGCGCTTCGGTAATTGTGTCTACCACGCCAAGAGCCACGATTGATTCCGCAATACCATTACGCGCCGCAATCGGAATGTTAGTTTCTACCCATTTCGCTGACTCGTCATTTAAAGCCGAAAGAATTTCGCTAATCGCTTTAAGAGTAGCCATTGAATTAGCACGCCTGAAATCCGTTAAATCAAAACGGTCGAGCTCCGCTTTAATGCGCTCGACTGCTGACTTATATTCGCGAACTAACGCCTCGGTCTGCGTGTCGTAATTCTGCATTAATTACCACCGCCTTGCTCCGCTCCATTTTCGTTAAAAATCGTGGAATCAACAAAGCCATTTACGTTCTTTTCGTCGTCATTAATTCGTTTGAATATTTCGCTTGCCTTTTCGTCGTCGACATCGTCCAATCGTTTAATAGCTGACTGCACGTCGATAGTAGCCTTACCTCCACTGCGAATAGACATGATTTCGGCATCCTCTTTTTCCGAACGAGGGATTCCATCTTTCCATGTGATTACGGGGTAAACTGGTTCGAAGTCATAGTATCCATGTGCAATATCAAGCAATTGGCACGTCCAGAGTGCGTCTCGTACAGCCTTGTCGTAATGTGTACGGACTCTCTTCACTTTACTTAATATAGGCATGAACCTTGCCTTAATTGAAGCATGGTCTGTATGTGATGTCCCAGTTCCGCCGCTATTATCGCCGAGTACTGTTCCGAATAACCACTGCGGGGTTTCGGAAAGTTGGAAAACAAGCGATATTAAAACTTCGAGTTCCTTGAACGCTGAAGTTAACTGTCCTTCGAAATTCATATAGCCTGGAGTTGCGTCTTCTTTTGTTACCGGTATATATGCGCCACCTAGTCGCACTTGACCGTCAGCGCCTTCTAACTCAGGACCATATGCTGTCGGGTCCGCATTTTTCCAAAGCACGTAATCGATTTGAACGACACGATCATTAATCGCCGCTAATAGCGATTCTAACTTCTCTAGTCCGCCAACACCTTCCCAATCGTCGTCAACCGATTTGTACGGAATGTGATGAACGAGTAAGTGAGGAACGCCAGTCTCAACGGCATCTTCTTCGCGTCCTGTCGCCACTCTTTCGCCAATTGTATAGACGTTTAACGGATAGCCCCAGCGTGTATCAATTCCGCCTTCGAATTCGAATAAGCGATAGCGTTCGTAAATAATGTAGCCGGGAATGTGGCGCTCTACGTTTAGGAACGGCTTTTCCGACTTGCCATCGATAACATATTCGACCGTCGCGATAACGACCGCTTTAAACGACTTTACGTTGCCGCGTGATATTTCCGGAAACACAAATTCGGCATTAACGTGCTCGATGATCGGTTCCATTACGACGTTGTCCGGAATTTTACCGCCTAGCTTTTCTACCTCCGAAAAATCCTGACGATAGCCATAGCGTGTCTTAAACCAAGCGTCACCGCGATAGCCGTTACCAATTGCGCTTTCGTGTACCAATTTAACAAGGTCGTTTTCTTCGACATAACGATTAACCGCCTTTTGCTCTTCGCTACTGTCGGGCAGTCCTGATTCGAAACTCGGCGGCTCTCCTACGAGGAGGTCGGCCGGCTTCGTTACGAGAATGTCCGCCAGGTTGACTGCGATATATAATTGCGTTAACTGATCCGCATGTGGCGTATCTTTTAATAACTTCGAAGCACGTTCGTACACTTCGATTTGCTTTCCTTGAAACAACTTCTTCAGCCGCTTATATCGCGAAATGCGCTCGCGATGTTGAACTGGCGGAAACTGTTCGCCCGGCTGAAACGAGTTTGTCGTATATATCGACGTGTATTCGTCTATTTTTTCGAGGTCCGGCTTGCTATTCCAAAATAAGCCCAAGTCGCGCCCCTCCTTCCGTTATTCGTCTTTTAGTAAATCGTCGAGTTCTTCGAGCTCTTTCGCTAAGTCGTCGTTACTACGGGAACCACTATTGTCTTCCGTAACCATGACTTGCTTTTCGGTAAGTAATCCGAATCTACGTAGGTACAAATCCAAGGCTTTCACGCTCGGCTGTGAACCTCCGATAAGTTTCATTAATTGTCCGTAAACATAAGCGCGTTTCTCCGCGAGGAAATCGTCAGCCAATGCGTTCTTATACTCGATAAATACGGAATCCTTCGTTTTCCACTCCCAGAGCGTTTTGTACGATACGCCTACTTCTTCCGCAATATCTTCCTGAGTACGCTTTTCACCGGTTTCCCGTAGCTCGTTCTCGACAAGTAAGTACGCACCCAATCGTTTCCTTGCGTCTAATTTCGCCTCTAACGCTTTTAATCTTCTACTCATTTCATTCACCTCCGTTATTTATAACCATTTCGGTTTTACTGCGACTCTTGATTTCGGTTTAAATACGCTGTTTACTGCCATTTGAGTTCCGTCTAATAGATCGTCATGATCTCCGAAAGGATATTGCGCCATTTGGTCGTGCAATAGCGTGTGTCTATCGTTTAAGATTAGCGTCTTATTGTGCAGAATAGGTTCAAGCGACTCAATCCGTTGCTCTTTGCTACTTCCGTGGCCTTTAACGTCATTAATCCGACACTTATAGACGCCCTCAACGCGCGCCTTTTCTTGTAATTGCCGATAAAACTCGTGATAAGCGTTAATTGTCTCAACGCTGAATATGCGTACATTAAACTTCTTAATTTTCTCGATACAGACGTCGATTAAGGTGTGCGGTTGCTCTTTCGTCGCATATTCGTCTAGTACGAACAGCAATCCGCTCGGAGCGTGCTTGCCGACGATGATTATTGCGTTATAATCCGACCGCTTATTCTTGCCCATTGCGATATCCCATGCGCCAACGATAAATAAATCGCTCATCGGAATCTTCATTTCTTCGTAAACGACATATGCCGTAGTATTTTCGTAGTAATAATGATACTTCGCATAATTTTCCGGAAAGAAGAACTGCTCGTCTTCACTGAACGCCAGGTTCCGATACTCCGAATTGTATGCCCGCGTGCCCATGTTGACTTTCTCGTGCATCAACGCGCGATAAGTCCATCGCCAAGGCCACGCCAGTTCGACGCCTTCCTCCAGTGCTTCGCGATTCGCGTTATAAAACTCGTCGACCTCTTCCATCGACTCTGACCGCGCATAAATTTCGCAATATTCGTCCCATAACTTCGGATTGGCCGGCTCGCTAATCAATGCGCCGTGAAACGACGACTTGAAATCCTTCCGCTTCAGTACGTGGTTTAAAAGCCCTGTCGCGCTGACCATTGTTCCGACAAGCACGATGGCCGTCGCTTTCGAACCAATCGGCACCACAACGGAGTTAAACCAGTGAACGAGCTTTTCGCGTGCTTCCTTCGTGCCTTCGTTGTTCATGGACGATGGATCGTCGATAATTACGAGGTCTGGCCGTACTGCTCCGTGTCGCTTACCACGTAGTTGCTTGCCGGACGATGACGCCTCAACTAGCGTATTGCTCAGCGTTATAAACCCCTCTTCATTGTCCTTTTCGTTGCGTGAATTAGATTCGTGCATCAGGACGCCAAAGTCTTCGCGCAATAATGCGTTGTACTTAAGCTGTTTGTTAATCCAGCCGATTAGCTTTTTCGATAACGAGTCGGTCTCCGAGATAATCAGCACGTATTTGCGCTTGCGGAACACGACTTGGTGTAACGGAAAGGCGTTCGAGAACATGCCGGACTTTGAGTGGCCACGCGCTGCCGCGATTGCTAGGCGTGCGCTCCGTTCCTCTACGTTGACATGGTCGCAAAGGTTAAAGAACTCGCGATGGATGGGCGCAATCAGGTCAATCGGATCATGCGG